CTGAACTTGTCTCAGAGCAAATCAAGGCAGAGACAAAGGACTGGCCAGCAAGCGTCAAGGCGCTGGACCCCGGCAAAGACGCGCCCATTGAGGAACGCCTTGCCTGGAAGAACCGAGCAGCGGCCATTGTCACAGAACTGGCGACCACGGCGCATGGCACGCTTCCCGGCAACCGCCCGAATCCAGCACCAGCAGGGCAACCATCAAGAGAAGATATGATTGCCCGCAATCGGCAGGAACTACAAAAAAGCCGTACCTACGGCATTTAATCCGAGTGTCTTTTAGTACGTTGTGCTCAGTCAGGACGCGATATCGCGTGGTGGTTGTGCAGAGCGTGATTGAGAGGTTGAATATGGCAGACATTGCCAAATCCGGAACCCCTTCCCTCTATACCCTCATGCCCGACCCCGGGGCATGTAAGCATCCCCCACTCATCGCAGGGGAAACTATCGCAGCAGGCGACCTGTGTTATGTGAAGAGTGATGGCCTCGTGTGGCGCTCTATCGGGACAGCCGCTAACGCCGCCGCCAAAGTGCGCGGTGTGGCCCCCACCAAAGCGAACACAGGCGAGCCGATCACGCTCATGTATAACGTGGTCATGCAGTACGGCTCAGGGCTCACACCAGGCGCTGACTACTTCTTATCAGCAACCGTAGGGGCGCTCGCTGACGCGGCCTCGACAGGAGGCACCGCGCCTGTTGCCTTTGCCATTGACGCCACCAGAATTTTTATTCGTCAGAGCATGTACTAGGGCTAAGGGAGGGCTACGTAAATGCCATATGGCTCATTAACAACTCTCGATACCCTAGCAACCCTACGTGCTGCTAGCGGTGTCGTAGCAGACATAGGCGAGGATATTGCCTTCGCCTCCATTGAAGCGGCTCTTGCCGCTCACAACCAGCTTTTACAGGAGTCTCTTTCAGGCTTTGTAGACACGACTACCGACCGCCTCAGACGCTACGGTGGACCTGATACGATGGTCATGGAAGAGTTAGACGAGTTCGGCACTGCCGGGGCTCAGAAAATAACTCCTGGCGCAACGCTGGGCTTTCCGCTCAAGTTCTACGGTGGCTCCCTCCAATGGACCCGTCTCTTCTTCCAGAATGCGACCGGGGCAGAACTGGCGGCGCAGGTCACGGCCATGATGGATGCGGATATTAAGAACATGCATCGTCAGTTAAAGCTCGCGTTGTTCACGCCCACCAACTCGACCTTTGAGGACCGCCGCGTTGACCATGTGAACCTGCCTCTCAAGGCTCTGGTCAATGCTGACAGCGCACCCATCCCGATTGCGCCGGATGGTACGACCTTTGTAGCCTCGACCCATAACCACTACCTGGGCGCTACCGTAGCCTGGACGGGAGCCCCGACAGTTGCCCAACTCGGGGCGGACCTGGTCGCACTTGAAGGCACCGTGATAGAGCACTTCCTGACGGGCGGTATCCAGATACTGGCGAATGCCGCGCAAGAGGCTCAAATCAGGACCGCAACCGGCTTTAACCCATACTATGACTCGCGCCTCATTCCATCGGTCAACCAAACAAATGCGATGGGTGACCTGGATGTCATGAACGTCACAAATCGCGCTATCGGCGTCATAGGCGCGGCTGAGGTCTGGATTAAACCCTGGATTCCACCTGCCTACATCGTAGCCATCCTCGTCGGTTCACCTCAGAAGGCGCTCGTCATGCGAGAGCGCCGGGCAGGCTCTGGTACCTTGGACCTCTTGTTTGATAACGAGGTGTTCCCATTGCGTGCGAGAAGCTACGGCAGGGAATTTGGCTTCGGGGTTTGGAATCGCGTGGCAGCCGCAGTTCTCGATACTGCTCACACGGCGGGCTCTTATGCTGCACCGGCAACCAGCTTACTGTAAATCTATGAGGGTTGGGAGCATCCTTCCAACCCTCTGCCATAGGAGGAAGTTCTATGCCAGCAAAGAAAGACGACGGGACGGTGACGAATGGGAACGGGGCTCCTGCACAGCCCGCGCCAGCACCTGGACCAGCCCCCGCGCCAGTCTTCATCGTGCCCGCGCCAGTGGCCCCAGCCTCGACAGGACCATCCGTCAAACTCGATGAGAGCATTCCGGGCGGGCGCTTCCTGGTGAGAGACAAACTCGTGAACTCTGAGGGCCAGCGCATCCATGATGACGGCACATTGTTGACACCAGATGAGATCGCAGCGGAGGGCTAACATGCCACAGACCTATCAGAAGGCCATACAAGCGCAACTACAGAAGGGGCTGCACAAGAATACCCCTGCTAACGTCGTGCATAAGGTCAATGACGCTAACAAGTCCCTACCTTACGATACCGGCAGCGGGCACAACCAGCCCTATACCGGCCCGGTCAAGAATGCGGCCCAGGGCGGGCTTCCTCCCGGCTCTAATGGCATTGGTGGCAACCCTGTCCCCAAGGCGGGTACGCCGCTGCCGCCATACACCAGGTAGGAGAGGCCATGGGGAGACTGACGCAAGCTCAACAAGACAAGTTACCTGATAGTGCCTTTTGCGGACGCGGTAGATCGTTCTATGTCACTCAGCGAGGGGATGTGGAAAACGCGGTCAACTCGATGGGACGCGCTGCCGATGACGCAGAGCGGGCACGAATCAAGGCGTGCATTATCAGGAAAGCTAAGATGTTCGGCTGGGTAAGTGCCTTGCCGCAAAACTGGCAGGATGAGCTAAAGGGCAAGAGCAGTGGATAGGAATACAGCCACCAATTACTTGTCTGAGGAATATAGTGATCTAGCAGTGGAAACTGGTTGGAGTGCAGGAACTATAAGTTTAGCATATGCCGTCGTGTTGGATCAGAGTTTGCGGCAACTTGGCTACCAGGAGACGGACCTACCCACGGCGAACGTCGATCAAGTCAATGTCATCGCGTACATGGCGCTGCTGGACTACTATGCTCTTTTCCGCTATGCCAAGTTCTTCGCCATGCGTACTGACGTCGTGGTACAAGGAGCACTCTCGACCCGGCGCCAACAAGCCAGTGCCTCTGTACAGGCATTGCTACTGCGTGCAGAGAGACGCTTGACACAACTTGGGCTTGGGCCTGTACAGCAGATGCAAGCAGGCAGGTATAATCTCGACTTCTTAGAGCCTGGACCGGGGGAGTTTTAGCGTATGCCTGCACTCCTTAGCCCGTCTGAACTGACAAGTTTGCGAGCCTATGCAGCAACGATGCTGCCTGATGATTGCACCATCAGGGCTGCGACCAGGACACCTGACGGTATGGGGTCGAGCAGCGCGCCTTTCGCTGACGTGGCGACCGTGAAGTGTGCAGCCATCGGGCCGCAGGCAGGGCAAGAGGTGACGATTGATAGCCGTATCGGTGCTCTTGCGATCTGGATAATTTTGCTCCCCTGGGGAACGGCAGTTGTGGAAGGGAATCAACTGGTCATTGGAGGGCATACGCTCACGGTACAAGCCGACTTAACTCCTAAATCATATGCCGCTGTGGTCGAAGTCAGAGCAAGCGAGATGAAATAAATGGCACAACTTGGAAGTACCGATTTGCATGTCAACATCACCTGGGATACGGAGCCAACCGAGAAAGCGAAATCTTTTGTCAAGCAAGCAGTGTTAGAGGCGCTTGCCTCGTGTGTCACTGATACCGCGTGGCTCAAGGAAATAGTGCAGGAAGAAGTACGCAAGGCGCTGCAAGCTGAAATAGAGGCAAGGCATGAGCGTACTTGAGGCCGTGAGCGGCTTAGAGTTCATTTACAACACGCTGACAGGCGATACAACGCTTATGGCTATCGTGACGGGCGTCTATCGCGGTATGGCGCCAGATCAGGCCGTGCCGCCGTTTGTCATTCTCTCACTGCAAGCGGGCAGTGATACGCTGACGGCCAATGCGGTGCGCCTCTTGACCCAGGCGCTCTATCAGGTAAGCGCAACCGGACCCGCCAGCATGAGTATGCAACTGGCGCAAGCAGCGGCGCGTATCGATGATTTACTCAAGCGGGCATCAGGCACCGTCACAGGCGGGCGCATCGACTACTGTTATAGGGAATCTCCACTTTTGCTCGACCTCCCGCCTTCGCTAGGCGTGATGTGGAGCAAATTCGGGGGCTTGTACAGGTGTGGAATCGAGCAAGCATAGGTATAGAACGGGCATAGGAGGCATATATGGCAAATCGGGC